ATGAAAAAATTAATCTTATCTCTTGCACTTTGTTGTGCAGCTACTAATTTCTTTGCGCAGAATGCTGATCCGGCACAATTGGTTAACGAAGGTAAAGCTGCACTTGAATCTAAAAATTATCAGGTTGCATTTACAAAATTCAGCACCTATCTGACACAAACCAACAATCAAGATTCGGTAATTGCTTTTAACTGTGGCGTTTGCGCTGATAAAATTAAGAAACCGGCTGAAGCTTTGAAATATTTTGATATAGCTGTACAGAAAAAGTATAACTTGGCAAATGCTTATATAGGCAAGGCAGGTGCATTGAAAGATTTGAAGAAAAATGATGAATATGTTGCCACTTTGAAAGAAGGTCTGGAGGCTGTACCCGGTAATAAGACATTAACTAAGTTGTATGCCACATATTATGTGAATCAAGGTATTTTAGCACAGAGAGCTAAGAAAAATAGTGCAGCAGAAGATGCTTTTAAACAAGCTCTTGAGATTCAGCCGAATAATGTTAATGCTCTCAATAGTTTAGGTACATTACTTTACAGTCAGGGTGCTACTACATTGAAAACTGACGCTGAAAAGGCAAAAGTCGAATTTAAAGAAGCAAAAGAATATTTGGAGAAACTTATTCCTCTGCTTTCTCCGAGTAAACCGGCTCAGAAAAAGATGATAGACAATGCCAATACAATGTTGAATTTTATAAATACTCAATTATAAAATTCATATATAATACAAAAAAGAGGCAGACCATTTAGGATCTGCCTCTTTTTTTAGTTCTCATGGTTATATTTTCTGTTTTAATTTTATTTGCCTCTCTTCAATACCATTGCCGTACGTGCCGGAATGTAAAGTTTAAGCCACTCTTTTTTCTCTTTTTTATATAAAGGGTCTGAAAGAGTAAAATGCTTCACTGTATCATCAGTCAGTCCGTGGCCGCCATAATCAGGATTATCTGTATTTAAAATGACTTCGTACTTACCGGCAGGAACTAAAAATCCATAGTCAGTGAAAGACTGTTTGGGGTTGAAGTTGAATACAAATATCAAATCCTTACGCATATACGCCAATATCTGATCACCGTCATTATGCCAGATTTCCTGAATTGGTGTAGTTTGGAAGTTTTTTACGCTTTTAATAACTTCCAACATGGCGCAATCAAAATCGCCCAGATAATGATATGCCAGATTCTTATTATCTACCAGATTCCATTGACGACGGGCATATTTGCACGACCAGCCATTGCCTTCACGGGGGAAGTCTATCCATTCGGGATGACCGAATTCATTACCCATGAAATTAAGATAACCGCCATTGATAGTCGATGCTGTGAGTAAACGTATCATTTTATGCAAAGCAATACCGCGATGTACCGTATAATTTTCATCGCCTTTTTGCATATGCCAATACATATCGGCATCTATCAAACGGAAAACAATGGTTTTGTCGCCTACCAACGCCTGGTCATGACTTTCTGCATAAGATATTGTTTTTTCGTCCTGGCGACGATTGGTTACTTCCCAGAACATGCTGGACGGTTTCCAATCTTCATCTATCTTTTCCTTGATAGTCTTAATCCAATAATCGGGGATATTCATAGCCATGCGATAATCAAAGCCATAGCCGCCATCTTCAAATTTGGCTGCCAGACCGGGCATCCCCGATACTTCTTCCGCAATGGTGATTGCTTTGGGATTAACTTGATGAATCAAGCGGTTGGCAAGTGTCAGGTAACAGATCGCATTATCATCTTGGTGACCGTTGAAGTAATCCCCATAATTACAGAATGCTTCGCCTAAACCGTGGCTGTAATACAACATAGAAGTCACGCCGTCAAAACGGAAACCGTCGAAGTGATATTCTTCCATCCAATACTTGCAGTTGGATAGTAAGAAATGGATTACTTCATTCTTTCCATAATCAAAGCAAAGCGAATCCCATGCCGGGTGTTCACGACGGGCACCCGGATAGAAATATTGATTCGGATCACCGGCAAAGTTACCCAAGCCTTCAACCTCGTTCTTCACTGCATGAGAATGAACAATATCCATGATAACGGCAATACCCATGCTGTGGGCAGTGTCAATTAATTCCTTCAGCTCTTCCGGAGTACCGAAACGGGAAGAAGCCGCAAAGAAACTGGAAACATGATAGCCGAAACTTCCATAATACGGATGTTCCTGGATTGCCATAATCTGAATACAATTATATCCGTCTTTGGCTATGCGCGGAAGAATCTTTTCCTGAAACTCTCTGTAACTGCCTACTTTTTCCTCCTCTTGTGCCATACCGATATGGCATTCATAAATCAGCAGCGGGTCTGTAGCAGCTTTGAAAGTTTTTTTCTTCATCTTGTACGGTTTCTCCGGAGACCATACCTGCGCACTGAATATTTTGGTTTGCTCATCTTGGACAACCCGGTTGGTCCATGCCGGGATACGTTCGCCGCAACCGCCGTCCCAATGTACCATTAACTTATACAAGTCACCGTGTTTCATGGCATCAGCCGGGAGCTTTATTTCCCAATTACCGTTTGCTTTTCGTTTCAGACTGTATTTTTTCTCTTCTTTCCAATCGTTGAATGTACCAATCAGGAAAATCTGGGTGGCATTGGGGGCCCATTCGCGGAAAACCCAGCCGTTATCAGTACGGTGCAAACCAAAATAAAGGTAGCCGGATGCAAAATCCGACAATGTCTGTTTCCCTTTATTGGTTAACTCTGCCTCTTTTTCAGAAGCATGTTTATGGCGGCCGTTTATGGCATCTGCATATGGTTCCAGCCAAGGATCGTTCTTAATCAAATTCAGTGTTTCCATAGAGGATTGTTTTTGGGTATTTGTATTATGCTTTAACTTTCACAATAACTTTTTTCACGCCGTCCGGAGTGATTCCGGGAGCATGTCCGTCTTGTGGGAAGAAAATGGCAAACATACCCGGTTTTACTTCGATATAGCTTTCTGCCAGACCGGTAAAGAAAGTAATATCCTTTTCCGCGTTATAAGGAGCATCTTCCGGCACACAATCTTTTGCTGCGGTATAACCCATTATTTCAGTACCCGACAGAGGTATTTGGATATCAATAAAGTCTTTGTGCGTTTCCAGTTTGGCATCTTCCTTTGTTTTAGGTTTGGTTTGCGCTACGTTTACAAGCAAATCCTTACCTTTAAGTTCGGTTTTTCCCACTTCCAAAGCGTTTAAATCGTGTGATTTCAAAAACTCAATAGCCTGTGCGAATAAAGGATTCAGCGAAGCATATTTCTCTATGTTTTCAAGTCTGTCTACTACCATAATTCAATTGTTTTTAAATTAGTTTTTAAATTTATTCAAAGTCGTCTATCGTGTAATTCACAAAGTCGGAAAAACGTTTCAGTTGCCTGAAAATATCATCTGTACGTTCCAGAAAATCAGGAGCCAAAAAGAAACTGTCAGGCTGATGACAGGAAACTGTATATTCTTTACATTGCAGATATTTCAAATACGGATAGTCTTTAGAGAAACCTTTTGGAGCTGTTTTTAGGAAATTCTCGCCGACAACGGGAAAATATTGTTTAAAAGCCGGGGCTTCGACAATTCCCCGAAACTCATCCATGTTATCATAAACCGCTTGCCTCAAGGCTTTCAGCAGGGGAGAGGGCGGGCAATAACTGCCACCTGCCAAAAGGCAGTTGCCCGGTTGTAAATGAACATAGTATCCGCAATGGTCTGATTTCTTTCCTTTGGCATTGATATAGCCGCCAAAATGATTTTTATAAGGCGTTTTATCTTCGGAAAACCGTGTGTCTCGGTAGATACGGTATGTACAGTCTCTGGCTTCAATGCCGCGAATGCTTTCGTCAAACAATGAGATACGGGAGATAATTACTGTCAGCAAGTTCTCAAACTCGTTCCGGGCATTTTCATACTGCTCCCGATGAGCGTTGAACCATTCACGATTGTTGTTGGCGGATAGTTCTTTCAGAAATTGAAATATAACAGGGATGTTCATATCGTATATATCCTTATTTCTGCCAAATTTACGGATAATATTTCTAACATGCTACAAATAGGCATAAAAAAAGCATCGGCTTGGGTAAACCGATGCTCCTTACACATTTATCAATCAAACAGACGCTTCTGTTTTTTGATGTACTTACTTATCACAAGCAGGTACGTCTCCTTTAATTAATCTTATATCTAATACTATGAAAAACACATCTATATAACGTTACACTTTCAGATTTTGTTCATAAGGGTAAGGATAACTTTAGTATTTGTTATATCTTTGTCGGAAAAATAAATAAAAGATGGAAGAGTATAAATACGATGAAGAAAGTGTTAATGCACTGGTTAAGTGGGCTGAAACGGCAACATTTCCTGAACAGGTCATGTTAAGCGATGCTGAAAATATATTTGATGTAAAAAGGTATGTACGGGCTAATTTGAGCGATATAGCCGCCCATTACCCTGACGAATTCTATAATCCGGCTATTACCCGCTTATATAGATTAAAAGATAAAATGGAAGGTAAAGATAATGCAGAGTGATTGGGTCACCCTGCATTATCTTTTTCATAGCTTTATTTTGAGAATCTTGCCACTGTATCCTTCTACAGATATTTCTGTCGCCTTATAAGGCAATAAGCTTATATTTTCTTCTTTACCGGTCAATAAATCTACGGCTCGGTATTGTTCCATTTGCGGTATTTGCAGAAAATCGAAAGCGTGGGAAGGAATATTGATTGCAAGGTCTGCCGATATATGGTCGAAGTTCACGACAAACAGCAATAAATCCCGTCCGTACTTGCGCAAGAATGTATATTGTTTATGTTCGTTGAAGCGCCAGCCATTGATGTTGGCATACATCAGGTCAAAGAAATCTCCTTGCGAAATCGCTTTTTCTTCATTGCACAATGTTAATATACGTTGATAGATGTCATACAAATGCTTCTGATTGTCAGTCAGCATCTTCCCGTCAAATTTTCCGCCGTTGCGCCAGCGGCGTATGGTGTCTACGCTCCAATAGTCAAAGATAGTGGTACGTCCGTCTCTGCCGCTGAATCCTTCACTGTCCATCCCCAGCTCGCCGAACTCCTGTCCGAAATAAATCATCATGGGATTCACATTCATACAAGCCGATACGATGAGGGCGGGAATGGCTTTACGCGGATTGCTTGCAAAGAAATCGGAAGCGATACGCTGTTCATCGTGGTTTTCCAGAAAATTCAGCATTCGCTTTTCTATCCCGCCCAGGCTTTGCCATGCCCGTGTAATGGCGGTAGCGGATTCGTTGCCGCAAACTATTGCACGAAGTGTGTCATACAATCCCACTTTATCATAGAGATAATCAAATTTTCCACGAAACAGATAATTACCGTATTCTTTCGGATTATACACTTCGGCAATAAAGAGTAGGGCAGGGTATTTGGCTTTCACTTGCGGAATAGCCCATTCCCAAAACTCGACAGGAACCATTTCCGCCATATCGCAACGGAAACCGTCGATATGCTTCTCCGCCCAAAACATCAGAATGTCCAGCATTTTATTCCATGTATCGGGAATGGGGTTGAAATGGCAGGTACCGCCATTCTGGTAATCCACGCCATAATTCAGTTTGACCGTCTCATACCAGTCGTTGATGTTGGGATATGCGTCAAAGCGGTTATTTCCGGTAGCTTTGGCCGGGAACTCTTTATAAGGTTCGGCAGCAGCGCCTTTCATATCAAATTGTCCATGCAGTTCCGATTGCGGAATATAATAGAAGTTGTTATAAGGGCTGAATGCATAGTCCGTATCGTCATTTGCTCCCAGTTGAGAAGTCCCGTCCGGCTGCATATCCGAATGATACTGACGCGCTACGTGGTTGGGAACGAAGTCAATGATAACCTTCAACCCGCTGCGATGAGTGCGTTGCACCAGATTTTCAAATTCTCTCATGCGTTCGGGAACGTCTTTCGCCAAATCGGGGTCTACATCATAATAGTCTTTTATTGCGTATGGCGAACCGGCTTTGCCTTTTACGATAGCCGGATGATCGGGGCGGATGTTATAGCGACGATAATCCGTTTGCGTTGCATGTTCAATAATGCCGGTATACCAAATATGGGTAGCACCCAGCTTTTTGATTTCTCCTAATGCCTTGGCGGTAAAATCCGCCATCTTGCCACATCCGTTTTCGGTAATACTGCCGTTATTGATGCAGTGGTTATTGTTATTTCCGAATAATCGGGTAAACACTTGATAAATAATCAGTTTTTCGTCGCTCATTTCTTTCTATTTAGAGAATGGTTATTTTTATTCTTTCCATATAGTGCCTTTTTCTATTTGCAGGCGTTCCAGTATATCATTAGTGGCATTATATCCTTGCATAAATATCTCCTCTGCCTTTTCCAGTTCCCTGTTGCTGTAACCGTCCAGGTTGTAAGGCTCTATCAACAGATCTGCTTTTTCCCGTTCGGGAAATGAATTGGAACGGAACATGAAGTTGTACGAACGTAAGGCGACGCTTACAATATTCATTTTGTACTTAGGCGCCATTAATGGGCTGACATTGATTGCCACAACTTTCTCGCATACCCGCCGGATGGTAGATACGGGCAGGTTCATCAGCAGTCCGCCGTCTACGTAGTACGTCTCGTCTATTTTTACGGGTGCGAACAGTACGGGCATACAGCAGGATGCGGCTACGCGTTCTGCAATATCTCCTTTATGAAAATGTGCAAGGCGTCCATGGTCCAAATCCGTGGCGGTGATAATCAGCGGTAGCTGCAATTCTTCCAGTTTCTTCGCTTTCAGGTTGCTTTTCAGGAAGTCTTTGAATTCGCTAAGTTCAAACAAGCCTACTTTGGGAATTACCAGTTTCGTTAAATCCTGGAATTTATGTCCGGCAAAATAATCCAGAACTTTATGAGGTTCGTTGCCGTCCGCATAGAAAACACCTGCCAGTGCACCTGCGCTGACACCGGAAATGATATTGGGCTTGATATCGTGCTCCAATAAGGCCTGCATGGCTCCTAAATGGGCAAAACCCTTGATGAAACCGCCGCTCAAGGCATAGCCGATAGAGTATTTATTAGAGAACCAATTGTTCGTTGCTCCTTCCATGTTGTTGAAATCTACTATTTTTTGTTCGGTACGAAATTAGTTATTTTATCGTAGTAAGAAAGGAAAATAGCAGAAAAATGTTCATTTATTATAATATCCACGGAAATTTGAAACACGTTTCATCAAACAGCGCATAATCGGCTGTACCGTTTACTGCAAAGGTTTTGATGCTGCGTGCCTCTTTCAGCAGTTCGCGTGCCAACTTTATGGTAGCTCCTGTTTTTATACGGTCGTCCACCAGCAGGATGCTTTTTCCCCTGAAGTTAAAATCGACAGGAGCCAGCAGTTGCGGAGCATCGTACTTAGGATGCTGATATTCGTCCCTCAAATTGATGCGCAGCAGATGCACTTCTTTTTGTAAACGCTGATTGATGATGCCTGCCGGAACGATGCCGCCATTGGCAATGGCTACAATCATATCAAAATCATCGTGAAACTCAATTGTACGGAAGCGTTCCAACACTTCTTCCATTGTCTTTGCCATAAAAGTAATGCAGTTTATATTTTTATCAACTCGTAATCCATTGTTCCCAAGCCTATTTTTTCGGCGTGACGCAATCCGGCAAGCCAGTCCGTATCAGGATGTATCATGTGGAATTTGTCGCAGCCGCACAAGTCTTCGTGTTCGTGCTTTTTGGCAAGCACATTATCACTGTGCAGTACGGGAGCCTGAATCACCAGGTCTGCACACGCCTTATCCAGCGCTACGGGGTCTGCCGATGCCAGCATGCCGAGGTCGGGAATGATGGCGGCATCATTATGGTTCCAGCAGTCGCACTCCGGCGATACGTTCATAATGAAACTGATATGGAAGTGCGGTTTGTCTTTCAGCACGGCAACGGAATATTCAGCAATCTTGTAGTTCAGCCGTTCGGACGTATCCCAATCGCTCACTACGGCGGCGTCATGCTGGCACAAAGCTACGCATTGTAAGGGGGGAGAAACGATGCGTGTCAAAGTTCGGTCGGTCTGAAAATATCTGATTGCTTTGGTTTTCAAAGCGTTAGAACGGGGTAGGAGTGAGCTGGGTGGAAAAACGAAGCGTTTACATCGCTTTACATCGAGCTTACATTTGAACCTTGTTTGAACGCCGTTCAAATGAATCTCTTTACATTAGGAGTGGGGTAGGGGAGAATTCAGGCAGTATGGTATTATTTTACTCCGATTCTTTGCCCAGGCCATACTTCCATATACAAAGATAACCAAATGGTGTAATTTATGCAAGTGGAGTAGGGGAGCGCTTCGCTTCTCTCCTATTTTTATTCATTGAAATTATTCCATATAGCTGATATTTGGTATATTTGCAGTGAAATAAATACCGTATATCATGAGTAAAGTTATCCATGTACATTTGATTTTTGAGAAAAAGAACATCTACTTTGGTAGTATATCGGCCATTTTTGAAACTCTGACGGAGAAACAGGTCGGAATCACTAAGAGTAGTCTTTTACATGCTGGACTGGTTGATGACATTGCCAAATACACGAAACGTGCAATGATTATTCAGTCTCGCTTGATAACATGTACCAGAAAGGGATAAAATGCCTTAGAACGCAATTAAAAGCCGCAAAAGCGGCTTTTTTTGCCCTTATAAGTGTCAAACTATGATGGAAAGCTGTATTTATCCGTTTGAACGCTTTGAACGTCTTAAAAAGTGGAAAGGTTATTCACTTGCTTATTCATTTGGTTATTCATTTAAGCTATTACAAAAACGAAATGTTTTGATTGCTTATTCATTTGGTTATTCATTTTTGTGCCTATTTTATTCTAATAAAACGGGGAAATATCTTTTTTTTATTTGGTATTCATCGGTTTTTATAATATTGTAGGGGGTAAATTGTATATAGATAATATTTATTTACTCCCCTGTATTTTTATATATTCTGCTGTAAAATAGTGATTTAACTGTTTTTACCTCCCTTTCCCCATAAAACACGTTTTAGATGGCATTGGCAACCGTAGAATCGCTTGCATCCGAAACACGCCCCGACTTGTCCTGTTTAAGTTGTGTAATTGTCTGTTTGAGCATCCCTATTTCCTCTGCCATTTCTCGAATGGTGGAGTCTTTTTCCCTTAAAACATCCAGAAGCTCCCTAAAATTATTGTTAGCTGTTTCTGGAGGAGCTGTTTCCGTTACTACTGGTGTAATTTTTTCGGCTTCTATATCTTTTAAAAGAAAGTCGTCGATTGATATTCTAAAAAACTTAGATATTTCACATAACAAACTCAATTTAGGTTCTGTATTACCCAGTTCATAGTTTGACATTGTACCTTTTTTGATGCCCAGAAACTCAAATTCATCTAATTTAAGTCCCCTACTCTCCCTTAAATGTCTAAGATTCTTAGAAAAAATACTCATAAATCTAAATTATTTGGATTAATACTTTGTCGTCTAAGAAACTTAGACTATATTTGCCACGTGATTAAAGTTTAAACACGCCCCAAAGCTACAAAAAAGGCTTGAGGTAACAATGAGAATTTGAAAAGAAGCAAAATGGAAGCAAAATTTAAAAAGGGACAAAGTGTGAGAATCACCAAGAGAAATGGTGAGATCATTGATGGTATAGTTCGTGACTGGGATTATAACATTTGTACGTTCGTGCGGGAATATAATATCGATTATATGAAAAATGGTCAGGTTTGGACTGTAATATGTGTTCCGGAGGATGCGATAAAGAAGCTTTAATAATTTTCTCGGGCAGTTAGTTCAGCTGGTAGAACAAACTAAACTCCTATAATGGAGAGGTTATGGTCCGCGGTTCGAATCCGCGACTGCCCACTACGATAATTTAAATATTAGATAGTATGAAAGAACGAATAGTTGTAGAATACGGTGAGGTGAATAAAATTGCCGAACTGATGGGCTGTACAAACGTGATGGTGAGTCATGCGCTTGCCTTCCGTAAGAACAGCAAACTGGCCCGTTCCATTCGTAAGCTCGCCATTGAGCGCGGTGGATCCAAAGTAGGTGGTAATCCTCAAAATACAAGTAGCCATGAAAAATGATTTGATGACATTGTTCAGCGACCAGCTACACTGGTTTGCTCGTCTGAAACGAAAACAGCGCTTTTGCGTGCTTTACTTCTGTATGAGTTTCGGGATCCTGCTCTCTATTTTTTTTATTAATCCGCTGCTGGAACTTCTCGTAGTGTTGAATTTCGGGATCTCCGTGCGGCTGCTGAAGAAGCATGTCCCTTTGAATGATTTAGAGGATTGATAATCAAGCTGGGAGATGGAATACTTTGATAATATATTGTGTGTAACTTACAAAGAGTTGCTGGATATAATGCCCAAAGGCACTTTGAATAGCCAGCTGTCCCGAGAAAAACTGGATGTCGTTTCCCGTGGCGGTGGTGAAAATAATCCGGCTCTGTATGCCTATTCCTCCCTTCCCGAAAAGTATAAACGACGTTGGGTTCTTCTCAAAGGAGAACCTGAACAGCAAATGAGACAGGAAATGATTCGTAACATAGTGAAGAAAGACGAGAAGGCCGAGCGCTTTTTTGAGGAGTACCGCTACGACAAGAACGGTGAGATAGTCGCTCTTCCCGTGGATGTGAAGAAGGAATACACCTGGAATGCTTCGGTACTGAACGCGCTGATGGAAGAGTTCAAACGCTTGAGTTCATCCAATAACAAGCTGACCGGTTTCCGCCGTAACCTTTGGGAACTTCTGCTTGTCATGAGTGAGGAATGGCGTCCGGTGTACGGGCACAGCCTTCCGGGCAGTGTGGGGCGTTTGAAAGCCCTGATAAACAAGTTCCGTCCCGACAACTACGGTGTGCTTGTGAGCGGTAAATACGGCAACAGCAACACGCTGAAGATCGAGGAGGACGGCGGGCGTTATCTTGTTGCATTGAAACGCAGCCGCGTTCCGGTTTATACTGACATGGAGATCTTCGAGGAGTACAACCGTGTCGCTCCGGAACGTGGCTGGAAGCCCCTGAAGAGTCCCCGCAGCCTCCGCGAATGGTTCAACAGCCCGCGTGTCGAACCTCTGTGGTACGATGCCGTTTATGGGGAAATGAAGGCACACCAGCGTTATGACCGCAAGCACCGGACCATCCTTCCGAGCCGTCGTGACAGCCTCTGGTATGGCGACGGCACGAAGCTGAACCTCTACTATCGTGACGAGAACGGAAACAAGTGTACTACAAGCGTGTACGAGGTGATGGATGCCTATAGTGAAGTTCTGCTCGGTTATTACATCAGCGACAATGAGGACTATATCGCCCAGTATCATGCTTTCCGCATGGCTATCCAAACGAGCCGGTACAAACCCTACGAGATCGTGTGCGACAACCAGGGCGGTCATAAGAAGAACGCGGCGCTGGGTCTTTTCTCGAAGATCAGCCGTATCCACCGCCCGACAGCTCCGTATAATGGCGAATCTAAGACGATTGAGAACATTTTCTACCGCTTCCAGAGCCAGGTATTGAAGAAACGTTTCGGTTTCACCGGGCAGAATATTACGGCAAAGAGAGATACAAGCCGTCCGAATTTGGAATTCATCAACGCGAACATCGACTCCCTTCCCACATTGGAGGAACTGAAGGAACAGTATGCCGCCGCCCGTGAGCAGTGGAACTCAATGAAGCACCCGGCTACTGGCATCCCCCGTATTGAGATGTACAATACCAGCGTGAACGAGGCCACCGATCCGGTCAGCGTTCCTGATATGGTGGAGATGTTCTGGTACACAACCGATAAACCGTCGCTGTTCACCGCCAGCGGTATCGAGATCACGGTACAGGGAAAGAAATACCCTTACGAGGTTTTCTCCGCTCCCGGTGAGCCTGACCTGGAATGGCGCCGGCGTAATACCTACAAGAAGTTCTATGTCCAGTACGATCCCTATGACATGAGCAGCGTACGGTTGCTTTACAAGGACAAGGGCGGTGCGATGCGTTTCGAGTGTGTGGCCTCGTTCCCGCTGATGATCCACCGTGCCCAGCAGGAGCAGACGGAAGCCGAAAAACGTTTCATCCGCACCCAGCAGGAGGCCGTCGTCAATGAGCGTATAAACCGTCAGGTCGTCGCCAAAGATATCGAGTATGAGCATGGTGTCGCACCGGAGCAGAACGGTTTGCGTACTCCTGACCTGAAAGGTCTCGGAAAGGAGGCGCAACGCCAGATTGACCGCCGCACGAGAAAATACAGCCAGCCGCCCCGTCCTTCCATAGGCCGTGACATGAAAGTCATCAGCAACGTGACATGGGACAGCTTTGAGAAGAAGGAAGTGAGCATCCGCAAGGTGGTCGGGAAATTATAAGGAACAGATTTATAACAAGATAAAAAATATTGATTATGGAAATTACAATGAAAGAGAAGAACGCCATCAGTGAGAGCCTCCGGGCTTACGTGGCGAAGTATCCGAGCCAGACGAAGGCCGCGGGTAGTCTGAAGGGAGTCAGTGTGGGTACTGTGAGCAATATCCTGAACGGGCGTTATGAGAATATCAGTGACGAGATGTTCCGTAATGTCGCCTCGCAGGTCGGTGGTGTAAGCGCTACCGGCTGGCAGATCGTGGAGACCGGCGCTTACCAGGAGATCACGGCTGTGCTCTCCGATGCGCAGCGCTGGCGCAATGTCACATGGGTGACCGGTGAGGCTGGTTGTGGCAAGAGTACCACCGCCCGTGTTTACCTTCATGAGCATAAGGAGGTTTTCTATATTCTCTGCTCCGAGGACATGAAGAAAGGTGACTTTGTCCGCGAGATAGCCCGCACGGTCGGGATCCGGACTGAAGGGTATAATATCCGTGAGGTGTGGGGACTTATTTTGGATGATATCATCCAGATGGACGCGCCCCTGCTGGTGTTCGACGAGGCGGACAAGCTGACCGAACCGGTGTTCCACTACTTCATCAGCCTGTACAACAAACTGGAGGAGAAATGCGGCGTCGTGTTTTTGAGTACCGATTATATTGCCAAACGCATCAGCAATGGTCTGCGATACCAGAAGCCTGGCTACAAGGAGTTCTACAGCCGTATCGGACGGAAATTTTATGAGCTAGAGCCTACGGACGTGAACGACGTGTTTGCGATCTGTTCCGCCAACGGTGTGACTGACAAGAAAGACATCGATAAGGTGATAAAGGAGGCTTCGACATGTGACTTTGATTTGCGGCGTGTGAGGAAGTCCATTCACAAGGTGAAACGCATGGTGGGGGAATGACTCCCGTTCAAATACCGTTCAAACGTAATTTTAAGGATATGGAAAACAAATTTGAATACTTAAAGATCGACGGTCGCGAGCAGCTTCCTGCTCCCTGGAGCGATTACCCAGTCTTGAGGGAATACGAGACGGTGACCGTTTACCGGAATGGTCGCGACTATCTGGACGCCCTTGTGGGACAGCAGGACGGCTGGTGGGTTGCTGGCGTTCACATGGAGGTGGGCGGTTTCGGCGGCGGTTTCAACCCGGGACGTAAATGGGGACAGTTTGCTACCCGTGAGAATGCCCTTCTGTGGGCACTCGGCAGGATGCTCTGCCACGAGAAACTGCGGGGTGCCGCACGGCAGGCCGTGCTTGATCAAATAGACAATATCCGACAACTAAAACTGTTCTGACCATGGAAGAAGAGAAAAAGGATAATAAAAAAGCGGGCATGAGACGTGCCTTGAATGTCAGGGACATCCTGAACAAGAAGTATGACGTATTCCCTTTTGAGGGGAAATGGAAGGATGCCTTCGACACTCCGGAAGTCCGGGGCTGCTGGTTCGTGTGGGGCAACAGCGGTAACGGCAAGACCTCTTTCGTGATGCAGCTCTGTAAGGAACTTTGCAAGTATGACCGTGTGGCGTTCAACTCCCTGGAGGAAGGAACTTCTCTGACTGTCCAAAATAACCTGCGGCGCTTTGGTATGGCCGAGGTAAGCCGCCATTTGGCGTTCATCAAGGAGGACATCCCCACCTTGAAGATCAGGCTCCGGCGTCATAAGAGTTTCAACGTCGTGATCATTGACAGTTTCCAATACACGCAGATGACGTATCGTGACTATATCCAGCTGAAGGAGGAGTTTCCGGACAAGCTGTTTGTTTTCATCAGCCATGCCCGCGGCAAGAATCCTAAAGGTGATGCGGCCACGAGCGTGATGTATGATGCCGACCTGAAGATATGGGTAGAGGGCTACGTCGCCTTCAGTAAGGGACGTTATCAGGGGGCCACTGGTGAATACACAATCTGGGAGAAGGGTGCCTATGACTATTGGAATGTGACGGGACCGAAACAGAAAGGAGGTCAGGCATGAGCAGGATAAAGAAACAGCTGGCGATTTGTCCTCCCGCCTATATGTGTAAGGGGCCTAACCGTGAGAACTTCGTCAGTACCGGTCACAAGTGTGGTTACTGCAAGGGTAATGGCTGGTTCTGGGGAACGGAAGAGGGCAGCCGCGAGGACGTGCATGTGTCCTGCCCGGTGTGTGGCGGTAGCGGTGAGCTGGATGCGATTATAACAGTGGACTGGAAACCTTCAAGCAAGTAAGCCATGAGAAAGGAGTATTACAACTACGTTGTGAAGCTGCCCGTTCTGCTTCATGAACTGTTCCGCGGGAAAGTTGCCGACTATCATTTTTCCGACATGACGGTAGTGATGAACCACCTGGTAAAGTCCTATATCCGCATGACGGACGGTGGCAGGGTTTCTACTGCCACCCGGCGTATCCTTCTCTGCATGGACCGTATTCCGGACATGTCGTTCTTCTTCCGCCGCCAGGAGAAGGCGGTGCTGTTCTTCGAGATGGATCCGGCCGTTGCCGACAGCCTACAGCGTGCCATCGTTTCCGGGGGCTGGGGCAACCGCCAGCGTCTTGCCGTCCGCCTGGTATGCGCTTTCTGCTGCGGTGCCGGTGTGACGTTGAACAACCTTTCGATGGAGCTTGCCGCCGGAGAGGTGTTCCGCCGTCCGGAAGGTTATCTCATACATACCTACGTGAGCAATTACCAGTACGTGTTCCTGAAGGAGACGGCCGCTGCCCAGCGCATGAGCGTGGAGGGTATGCTGACGGCCGCCGCTGAACTGCTGGTGGGAACGGATGACGAAGGTTCCGGATACCATATTCCGGAGAGTCTCGGCCGTATTGCTGACCGCGTGCTCGAGGTGAGGGGCAGCACGCTGAAGGACTTCCGCCGGCAGTGTCTGGTGAGCATCCGCACGAACACTATCGGTTCGGACCGTATCGCCGCCTTCATGGAAAAGCACGGCATCGCCTCCGCCCGTGAGTTCCTGCGTCGCGTGGTCCTCTTCTTTCTGGAGGCACGGTATCTGATTTACCGTAAGGAGGTAGAACTTGATGAGGATGACCTTCCGGAGGAGGAAGAGACGGATTGGGAGGAAACTATGTACAGCCAGTATCAAAAAAGAGATTTCGCGATTTCAACATATAATTATTAA